TAGCCTCTTTTTGAGGTGTTCTATTGCCGCCTGTCTGCTGATTAAGTCATCCATCTCGTCTCTCCCCTCAATAGAACTTCGCTTTTTCCAAATCCACTGTTGAAAACCACACGCCGTCATTCCCCACTTTTCCGGGAATACATATCAAATCGAGTACGTTCTCTCTCAGGAAGTCTGCAAAGTCCTCGAAATCATCCGCACTCACGAACATTACATCCTCGCCATCATCCTCTTCGGTGTGGCAGTAGGAAAAAATCCGCTTGTCATCTCTGAGCCATTTTCTGATTGCCTTGATATCATCGTCATCCATCTCGTCTCTCCCCCATATGGCAAAACCCCATCTGGTCGGTCATGCCGTAATACAACTCGCAGTAAGCGTTTCCAGAGTCAGCCGCAGACTGGTTGTGGACGCAGTCCCTGCAACGAATCACGTTGACCAGATCCAGCTTTCCATTCTCCTGCGGACTCTGCAGGTCTCTCATAATCTCTTCATGGCTCATTTCTTCTTCCTCCTGCGACTCCTCGGATGCGTCTTGTCATATTCCCGCTGCTTCCGAAGGATTTCTTCCCTGTGTGCCCAGTACCATCTCTGCTTCGCCTCGCGCTGGCTCTGGCCCTCAAGCTCTCCATGCTCCAGCAGGCACTCCGGACGCGAGCATTGCAGGCAGGCATACTCGTCGCCCACGCCTTCACACATCTCCATCCGGCTCCTCCTCGTTGGTCTCCTCCGGAACAGTGTAATTAGTGCAGCTATACGGCTTCCGCTTGAATATCTCCGCGACCTTGACGTCGCCCTTCGGGCTGATCGCTGCATCCAGCGCCATCTTGTGGCGCATGTATGATTTATTGCATTCTGACTTGCTCATCGCTTCCCCCAAACACTGACTCCATGTTCCCCGTCTGGATCCTATACATCCGCTCCAGCTCGTTCACACACGCCACGCACATCGCCCTGGCAAATGCAGCCGCCATCGTGTTGTCGTATTTTTCCGATAGGTCCCCATACTTCTTCATGATGCCGTCCCACCATTCCTCGTTCTGCTGGACGCTGACCAGGTCGCTCTTGAGCATGGGCCAGGCGTCCATGATCACGTGGTAGAATGGCATCTGGATGTCTTCGTTTCGCATTGCTTTTCCCTCGTTTGGTTGTCGGGTTGCCGCAGTTGTCGCCAATTTCCTATATTTACCTAAATATATATATTTATAATTTTTAGAACTTATAAAGAAATCAAGGCAACCTCGGCAACCGCGGCAACTTTATCAGTATTTATGCGGGTTTGAGCGGTTGTCGACCTCTCTCACTCGCGGCAACCGCGGCAACCAAAATCACTCAAATGGGACGTCCATGTTGCCGTCGACCGGCAAAAATTGAAAAATTCGGTCATAGCAGCGCTGTACGCCATAGCCTTCGCGCCCAACTTTTTGCCTCCCCGCGTACCGCCATCCAGTGATGCTGTTCTTCATGATCTCGTGGATGGCATTGATGTCCTGCGGCTTGTACGGCTCGTATTCGTGCTTCAGTGCCTCCTTCCAGAGCATCACGGCACACACTCGGCTTATGTCCGGATTGGTGTCGAGCCATTCCTGGATGATTCCGATCTTAGGATCCTCTTCGAGGTAGGCCGTCTGCATCTCGATAGCCTTGTCTTGGAGCCGCTTCGGCAGCACGAGCGAGACTTTGCCGCCCTTCCGCTGGTACTCGTCCATGATCTCGCCCCACGCCTGGACAAATTCCGCCTTTGTGGCGATCTCGTCCGCGAACATGTCGAACGTTGGCTCGCGGACGCCGCAGGTGATGGGCAGGAAGCGCCGATTGCCTGTCTTGTCGGTCAGGAAGTCGACCGGGTTCGAAGTTCCAGCGAGCACGCACATTCGAGGGCGCTGTTCGGTGCGCCGTCCGTATGGCACGCGGTACGTATCCACGCGCGAGGTGATGAAGGCCTTGATGGTTTCCACGTCCTTCGCCCGCTTGGTAGCCTGAAGCTCCGCGAGCTCGACCATCCACATCCCCCGCAGCTTCTCGGAGGCCTTGTCGCCGTCGAGGCTGTTGAAGTTGTCGGAGAACCAGTCGTCATTCATAGATAGAAATCTTAGGAAGGTAGATTTGCCTCCTCCCTGCTCGCCGACCAGCACCATCATGTGGTCGAACTTGCACCCGGGCCTGTAGATCCGGGCCACCGCGCCCATCATGAACAGCTTCATGACTGCGGTCGTGTATTCAGTTTTTTCTGCCCCAAGCATCGCCGGGAGCAGATTTTCTACGTGTTTGTTGCCGTCCCACAGGTCGTGCGCATTCTCCAGCGCCGCCTTGATGGGATTAATAGTTTGCTTAGAAATAACATTGTTGAGGGCGTCCATGATTTTCTCGCCGCTCTTGATGCCGTACTTCGCTTCGATATAGCTCCGGAGGTTGGAGTCGTCGGCGTTCGTCCACTCTCGGATCCTGCGCTCGGGCTTCCACGGCAGCGCTCCCATCACGTATGGCGCGTAGGCGACTTCGTTGTAACGAATTTTCCCGAAGAGCTCCGGATCGAATCGAATAGCCTCCTCCGCGTTTGCGATAGTCTGCGCCGGTTGGTCGGTGACGTTGCCGTCTTTGTCCATCCGCATGGTGAGCTTCGGCTCATGCCATTCAGGCATCCCCTGTTGAATTGCCTTCAGCTGCCCCTTCTCGTATCTGAGCGCGGAGTTGACGAGCGTCTCCAGTTCCTCATCGGGGACCGGGACGTCGCACCTCTCAGCGTTGACGCTCTGAACGGATGCCAGGATTGCAGTGTCCGGAAGTCCCTGAGATTGGAGAGAGCACGCGAGCCGGAACAGCGTATCATTCCTGCTGCCGCTTTGGATCTTATCTGGAAGTGTGAACTCCTCCGAGTCGCTTTTCTTCTTTGGATCCAAAAGCTCGCGGACCGTGTCATTGAGTTCAACAATCCCGATGTCATCAGGATCATCTTCCCATGCATACTCAGTCCCGTTCGGATGCGTGGATGGTGGTGCGACCACATAGCCGCCCTCGCCTCGGACGTCAACGCCTTCCAGAAGGCCCGTGCTGTTCCTGATGTCTGAGCCGGCGTAGTGGTAGTAGAGATGAACTCCCCCGCGTCCCGTGATGGCTCTCGCCGTTTCAGGGAGTGCTGCATGATTCCTTTCCCACGTCCGAATCGAGTCCGTCCCGTCGAGCCCAGTGTTCGGGTCCACGTCTTCGTCGATAACTATCAGCTGCGAAATGGACCCTGTGGCGATCCCGATCGACGCGTCCGGGTGCCGCTTCCACCATGCCTTGATTGCTCCGACGTCCTTCTTGGCGTCCTTGCATCCGTGCGGCGTGATGGGCCTCTTGGTATGTGCAACGACCGGGAACACCGCGAAGCCGTATTTCGTGGCGTATTTGATCGCCGCGTCAAGGTTTTTGTTGTCGCTCATAATTGCTAAGTATCCCCGTTATGATTTCTCCAGATTGCTCTGGAGTACAAAACAAGAAAATGGTCCCATATCTCTCGGAGATGGTCTCCATCGCCCTCTGGAGCTGCGGGCCTTGCACGCAGCGTGGCGAATAAATCACTCGCGGGTTCACCCATTTGTGGACCTGTGTGACGTCAGCGATCCCGACGGTGTTCTCCACCAGAATGACCAGCTGACAGCCAGCGTCTCGCGCAGCTTTGCACTCGTTGATGAAGCGCCGGTGCTCTTTCCCGCAGATGTTGCCGGCGATCTCGTCCATATTCTCCTTGGTGTCGATTGATACCGGCGGAACCGGAGCGTAGTCGCCAAAAGGCAGCTTGCTCCGGACCACCTTCACTCCGGAAGACTCGAACCATTTATGCTTTAGGTTATGCTTATCGGTTTTTTGCCGAGTGTCTTCCTGGATAACCATCAGAACGGGATCTCCTCATTCGAAGAATTGTTATTGATGCCCACGAAGCCGTTGGCGTCCTGCTTCTCTTGCTGGAGTTTCTTGAGCGTCGGCACCTTCTGCTTGCTGAGCTCGTCGACAGGAAACTCGCGGGCGACGGAAAGCCGAGTGCGAACCTCGCCATCGTTGCCGTAGTACTCCTCTTCCTGGAGGACGATGCCGAGCCTTTTCCCGATCAGAGTCCGCTCGTCCGAGTTGACCGCGCCGCCGTCGAAGACGAAGCCGGCATTGGACCGAGAAACAGCTGTGCAGAACCGCTTGAACATCGGGAGCGCCTTCTCCTTGTATGACTTGACGTAAGCGCCGACCCAGCCCCAGTCGGGATGGTTTGCCCGGAGGTCGTCGTAGTAGCCCTTATACTCGCCGTCGGCGATGTCGTAGGTGACTTTCAGATACTCCTTGTCCGGGACGTCTTCCACGTTACGGATGACGCAGATATATACACCGGCGGGGAGCCGCTTGGATTCGGATGCTTCCTGGACGTTTGCGAGATTGACTTGTTTCATAATTAATATTCCTCCATTGCTTTGATTACTGCTGTTACGTCGTTCGGGATCTCATCCTGGCTAAACGCTCCGATCGGAGTCTTGACGGTGCTCCTGTCCGCTTTGGTGTGGAAGATGTAGTTGCCGTCCTTGCACTCCGCGAGCAGGACCGTGGTCAGCTTCGACTCCAGGACAATCTTCTCCAGCTTCCGTCCATTGGTCCGGATGTGTGTGAAGACGATGCCGTTGTCGTCCGTGTCGGTGATGCTGTGGGCCAGAATGATGACCGTGATATCGTCGCGCATGGTCAGCGCGTACTCGAATATCTCCCAGACATACTGCGCGAGGTCCGTCCACTTCCCATAGCCCTGCACCTTCGCGTTCCGCATCTCTTCCGCGACCATGACGCCGTTGATGGTGTCGATCACGACCGTTTTGATCCGGTGGTCAGGATCGTCGTTGACCTTGCCGAGGATCTGGAGGACCGTCGTCGGGAAGTTGGTGGAATAATAGTTCTTGTTTTCTTCGGAATATTGCTTCCGCCAGCCCTTCCACGACAGCCCCTTCTTGTCGCAGTCGATATAGTACGTTGTCTTCGGGTCGAGGTTGCGGCAGCTGGTCGTCTTGCCGCTCCCGCTCTCGCCGATAATGCCGATTACCTTTGCCATTTATTCTCCTCCTTTCCATCCAAATACGTGCATTACTGACTCGATCGGGATGCTCTTCTCGCCCATTTCGTCATCCATATGACAGCAGAGCTGGTACAGTGTCCGCACCTGATGCATGAGCTCGAACATGTCCGAGGACAGCGTTACAAGGTGAAGAAATTCGTCTGTATAATATTTTGTAGAAATCGGATATTTTGGATCAGTCATAGATTTCCTCCATTTCTCTAAGCTCGAGACAGTTTTCGTGATAGTGTTTTTTGCCGATCTTGAAATACCACTCCCCCGGAAGAATGTGCTCCTCGCACTCCGCGCACACTGGATAGAGCGCGTCGTTCGCGTGGAGGAGATGGTAGT